ATTACGGAGAGTAACCGAGAGGGGCTTACGGGCCGACTCGGTGTCACCCTCAATCGGGAAGTCAGCACTCAAGTCAACCAGCAGGTCGTTTGACTTTTGACAATGAGGGCAAATCACTTTGAACTCGCGGTCATTACCGTACGTTGCTTTGATGACGTTCAAGAACAGAAGGTCACGGTCACCAATAATCAACTCGTTAAGGATGTCTGGGTTTTCCTTGATGTTGAGGCTCCCAATAGACACCGTGGTGCGCTTCAGCAGTGCCAGCACGTAATCGGCGTAATTGGCGTTCGTTTTAGTTTCCATGTTGGCGAGAAACTCTTCATCTGCGCCAGTCATTTCACGAACTACGGCCGTGTCCAACCACGTATCACCGAGGCTGATACCTCGGATAAGTGTTACCACGGTGTCCGGGGGTTGTGGCATCGTTGGCGCAGGTGTTGCGGCCAACGACTCAAGACTCTTAACTTCTGACATTTAATGCTCCTTATGGGGTACGGATCAGGTCGGATTCCAGTTAATGGTGAATCCTTCGTGGTTGACAGTCATCTGCTGAATCATAATAGAACTATTACCAGCGTTGAGGTCACCCAAAGCATAGCCCGCAGGCCAAGCGTTGTAAATGGTAAAAGACAACTTCTTGTTGCCGGGGACAACATTACGGTTCAACGTGCCGGGGTCAGTGGAATACCCAGCGTTGGTCTCAGTTGCCACAGCGGCAGAGTGCGGGTGGTCATAAACGCTAACAGTAATGTCACAGCGGTAATCGTCCACGCCGGTACTACCGTTATCGTTCGGGGTAGCCTGCGTCCACGAATGCAGGAACTGTTGCCACCGCCACAACTGGTCTTGCTTCTCAAACACACCACGGCTAAAGGTGATCGGACCAAAGTCAGACTGGCCGACCATCTTATGCGGGTGGGTGTTCATCCCGCCCTCACGGTACGGGATCATCTCATTACTCACGCTGAGGCCGGAGACAACGGCAAAACCAAGTTTTCCGATGTCCCTTGTAATAGCCCCCAACTTGGTAGAAAAGGGTGCAATCTCCACTGTGAACTTAAAGTCACGCAGAGGGTCGGTACGGATTAACTGAGCCATATTTCTCCTTAGATGCTATTGGCGGCGTCCCCGCCGAGCCACTGGCTGATATTGATAACGATGAACTCTGCGGGGTACAGCAAGGAGACACCAACGCTGATGTTGACGACCCCATCGTCAATCGTGGTGTTCGTGTTATTGGTGCTGTCACAAACCACGAAAAACGCCTCGTCCGGGGTACGGCCCTTGAGACCACCCGCTCCCCAAAAGTCAGACAAGTACTTGTTGATACGCATCGTAAGAGAGTTCCACAGACGATTGTCATTGGGCTCAAACAGCGCCGTCTTGGCGATTTCCGAGACACCAAACTTGACGTAGTTCAAGGAACGGCGCACAGTAACGTACTTGTCAGGGCGGTCCAGTTTCAGGGTGCGGGCACCCTGAACAATAACTCCTGCTCCGGGAACTGCCTTAAAAGTGTTCACACCCGCGGTGTACAGGGTACCTACCTCGGTCTCGGTAAAGGTATTGACCAACCCAAGGGCGTTACGGATTTCAAAACCATAGCCAGCCGGGGCCTTTGCGACAGTGCGCTCGTACTCCATGCGGGCGTACAGTCCTGCGACAGCGCCCCCGGGGTAGGTATTGCGAATCGCGCCAATACCCGTCTTAGCCGGGTCCGTCATCTTCAGCATCGGGTAGTACACCGCACCGTAATTGGTGTTGGTGGTGTAGGCGTTAGTCACTGTCGTGACACCACCAGCGGTCGTGGGCGACGGCGAAGGGTCAATGATCACAAACGAATCCCCACGGTCAGCCGCCAACTGAAGGGCTCCATGCACAATCTCAGTGCGGGACTGACCGACAGCATTGATGAGCAACGGCTCCGGGACATCCCGCAACTTCGTGAACGCAGTCTGGAACGGGGCATCCCAATCAGCAGGCGCCGAGACGGCGGCAGTTCCATCGCTACCCCCAGCAAGAGAGACACTGGCTCCCGTGTTTGAGTACACAAACTGAGCATGGGCATTGACAGAGGCAAAGTTATTCAGGTTGACATAGGCGGAGTAGGTGTTGACAATCGTCGGCGCATAGCGGTTGTTATCGGGGTCCGGGCTCAACTCAGTCCAGAACTCCACCTCAACTCCGTCAACTCGGACAGACAGGTTGAAGGTCGGCAACACCGAGGACGTTGCGCTGACAACACCAGCACTGTTCACGATGCCCAGACGGTTACCAAACACACCCGGGTCAATGGCCGTAGCCCCAAACAGGCGAGCCGAGGCGCTACCCGTGCTGGGCGTAAAGTACATAACCGATCCAGCGGTTGCGGCGGCGGCATCTGCATACGCAACGCGGGAAACGTAGCAATTACGCCCACCGTTTGCGAAGAACTGGTACACGGCGTAGGCCACATCGTTGGTCTGCGAGAGTTCACCGTACTTAGAGGTAAAACCAGACCACGAATCAATCAAAGTAGGGTTCATGGAACCACGGGACAACTTACCGACAAACGCGGCGGTAGAAGTACCAGCGCTACGACGGACGGTGCTCTTAAGAGGAGACTCAGTAACGTAGACTCCGGGACGAGTGTAAGGCATAGTTAATCCTCCAATGGATTAGTTTTGGACAGTTTCGGACAGGTTGGAGTTCGTATCAGAAATACTACTATGAATTTGAGTCGCACGCTTGGACACAACCAAATCATGTGTGGTCATTTCTGCTGACATTTTGAGAGTATATACTTTTCTAAATATTCTTTTTCGGTAGCCTGCCTCCGGGTCAAGGAGGTCGGCTGTAACCCAATCAAGAAGATCAAACCTACGGACAGTGTTATCTGCCGGTACGTCAATGAAGCCCCACCGCATGCGGGCTCGGCTGTGAAGCATCTGGGAGGTCAACTGGCGGTCGTGCATAGCGGAGCGGGTGTACGTAGACACTTGGTACAGGATGTCCACGGGCAAAAACTCGTTACTGGCGACCAGTTGGCTGTCGGAGACATACTGCGTAAAGTCGTAGTGCTCACTCGGCCAGTAAGTCATGGCCGCGGGGCCCGTGATCTGGGCGGATGCCGCGGTGCTGGTGGAGGCATAAATCATGACCTCGGAATGCTGGCGCTCAAGGGCGTGCACTATGTCTATAGACTCAATAGTAATAAATGGATAAATTCTTTCGGTATCGCCCTCGGGGTAACGGAAAAACACCTGCACCGGGCGTGCCCCATTTTTGTCGTCTGACACCGTCATACCTGAAAACCGTGTCTTAACAGCCGCGTCCTCTGCCAGCAGGAATCCCGTGTTCACAGGGATACCTCCAGCGCTGTTTGTTCATATATCTGGTTTAGGTAATCGGGGTTTAGGGACAGTCTCCGAATGACGTACTGCGGAGAACTAATGCCGTCCCCGTACTCAAGTTCTCTAAACTTGTTAATCGTGGGCTCATCAGCGTCAACAAAGTAGACAAGCATGTAATCATCGGCGTCAAAGGCCACCCGAAGGTTGGGCCCTATTGACTCCCACCCCGGCAGGGAGGACACGTACTGCTGTACCTGCTTTTCAAATGCGGCAATGTTTGAGTCAAGTTGGCTCCAAAAACCACTTTCCTCGTCAAGTATTTGCCCCACCAAATCAAGCACGGGGAACATCAGGGAGGTTTCTAGCGCGTCCCGTTCCGGCGAGGTTAATGGGTACGAAAAGTCAGGCATCAACACCTCCTCGCGGAACTAGGCAAATAGTGCCGGGGACGCACATCCCTAGCAGTGTTATTTTAGCCCAAATTTGCGAGTGTTGTAGGCCAAGGGTAATTATTTGTGGTGTATGTAGCAGGCCCCACATCATTAACCATTTCCTGAGAAATGTACGTCTCAATACCCTCAACGACAAGCATGACATCGTCCCGGGCGCGGCCTCGGACACGGTAGGACACCACGCTGAAGTACCGACCGTCATACAGGAACATATCGTTCAGGCGGGGCTGGTACTCCCACGGTGCCGTCACTCCAGCCGCCCGGAAGTCGTCAAGGGAGGCAACAAAGTTGACCAACTGGACGGGCTGGCGACCCTCAGGGATGGCACGCTTCTGGTCCTCGGATTCGGTGATCATGAGCACCGGAACAGTCACGCCAGCCTTGTACCGGCGCCCACCAGTGCTGGGGGTACCCTCATCGTAGATATCGTCATACAGGCTGGTGGCGGAGGCGCTGGCGCCCAAGGGGATGAACTCAAACCAAGTAATGGCTTCGCCAGATTGCTTCTGGTAGGAAGCGTAATGCTTCCTAATCATGGACAGTTCGCGCCGGACATCCATGGCTATCAGTAGTACGCGATGTTGGAGAACGAGCCGGTGGGGATAGCGCCGTCTATGAGAACATCCGTACGCAGGTCTTCTTCCTTGGTTTCCTTCTCAATGACACCCGGGTCAATAGTGGGCCACAGGCGCTCGGGCGGGCTGTAGTCGCCAAGTTCTCGGGGCCGGTACAGCGGGATGAGGTAGTTGGTAGTACGAGAGGTACGGCGCAGGGTAAAGACTTCCATGCGGTCCAAGCCGATGTTGAGGGCCGTGGCGTGCTTCTTGTACTCCTCTTCCCATTGCGCCAGCAGGGACTGCACCATACGGAAGCGCTGGCTGGCAGGGATATGGATGGACTCCGAGGTCATCACATCAATGTCTCGGCTGAACTCTGTCATAAGCGCCCAGAGGCACTCTGTGATCGCCGCAATACCAATGGCGTTTACCACCACATCGGCTAGTTCCTCAATTGCCAGATTCATGTTTACGAGGTGCTTAGCAACTGCCTTCTGCGTGTAAAAGTCAAGGTCATCGGGGGTAACCCACTCGTAGTAGTAACCCTCAACCAGTATCGTCAGCGATGACGAGGCCGTTGTAGCCAAGCGTAGGATGCCGTTGCGCGAGTCCAATGCGTAATCCGCAGTCGTCAAAGTGGACGCCGCCGTTCCGGGGCCACCGACTACGGCCACCCACACGGTACTTGGGTCAATGTTGATGTGGCCTAGTTCGTAGGTACGCCCAACAACAGGAAAAGATACTTGGAAGAACTTGGGAAAGTCTCGTAAGTAGTTTCTTGCGATTTTAGAAATATCGGAGATTGTCGCCATGAATCCCTATATTACTACTGATCGCCCGAGCCTGCTCCGGGAATGGAGTCCTGAGCGGGCTGATTTACGGCAGGTTGGGTTTCCCGAAGGCGGTGCACCATAAAACCGCGCTTCAAGATGATTTGCTCTGAGGTCCCGTCCTCAATGGGTTCAATCGGGGTGTCGCTCATGCGTAACGGATAAACCAACGAACACGCAGGCTTTTTGAAAGGATACTGAAGTTAGCGCCGCTTCCCTGAGCCGGAACGGCCCCGGAAGCCGTCCCGATTGGGACGCTCACGGTAACGCCACGGTAGGTAGGAACACCATCGGTGGTGACCACTTCATCAATAACCATTCCGCCGTTGCTGGTGCTAAGCCCGTCAGCAACCCCATCACCATTGCTGTCATAGGGGATTACATAAATCGGCCCTGTACCGGGGTACCCGCCACCCTTGCGTCGCACAAAACTAAAGTTGGGGTTAGCGGTCCCCTGAAACACATAGTGGCTGTGATTGTCAAAAGTGCCAGTACCAGACTTCGTGCCAAAGTCAACAGTGACATTCCCGTGGTTATGGGTTGGTAAGTTACTGATTGCAAGCGTTGCGGTATTAGAGGTGCTTGCAACCTTGGTAGAGGTCATCTCAGCCGGGGACGCCCCCACTACGGCGGTGTCGCCGGTCAAATTAGGGATATTGAAGGCTCCACCAGAACCACCGAACGAGTAGCCAATTGCAGAATGCAGACCAGCGTAGGTAGTGGTGGACAGTGACCGGCCGTCGCACTCCATGTAATAGGCCGCATCGGGCGAGGCAGAGGTGTTATGAGTACCAGCAAACGCAAAGATGGAGCCCACCGGCAGTGCTACAGCCGCTGTGTCCACGGTGGTAGCGATCTGGGCCCATGTGCTCGCGGCGGTCTTGATGTAGGTAGCGCCGTTGTAGACGACAGTGTCACCCACTACATCCTTCGCACTGTGTGTCGGGGCGCTAGCCGAAGTGTACGTCAGGGGCTCGGCGCTCAAAATACGCTTGTCTACAAGGTTTGCGTAGTTTGACGAGGTGTCTAGGTTCGTAGACGCCACGAGGTACACGGACGCAAGAACGGCGTCAGTGCTGGGGTTGTAGTAATCCGTCACCGTAGAACCGGTCTCCAGCACCGAGGAACTGGGAGGCAGGGTCGGGTTTACCGGATCGGCAGTACCCGTGATGTTGGTTACGGCGGCGGTAGACCCCGTCAGGCGCACAACCAAAAGGTCAAACCGGGAATTAGACGCCGGGAGAGTCGCGGTCGTCGTAAAGGAGTTGAAGGAGTAAGGGACTCCTTGAATTACCGCCACACCAGCAGAAACGGCGACGCTGTTCGTTCCAGAGACAGTTACCGCCCCGCCACTGCGAATAAAGTTACGGGTGTTGCCAAGAGACTCCAGATCAACCGAGTCGGGTTCGGCTTGGTTGATGCTGATGAACTTCTTGCTTGCGCCCGTCGCAGTCGCATTGGGGACGATAAAAGCCATTAGTTACCTCAGACGGTGTCGTAAATGTTTGAGTGTCGCACGAGGTAGTCGTACAGATCGCGGGGGATGCGGTAACGCTTACCATCTTCAAAATCGTAAGTTGCACGGCCCCAGAACATCTTCCACGTTCCCTTAACACGGGCCGTGACGAGGTTGTCCTGCGCCGGGGCAGACTTGGGGGCAGAGACCACGGGGGTCTCTTCAATGACTTCCACCACATCGGCGGTGTCGTCAAGTTCGGCAAAAGCCGGGTTGTTTTTACTGGTTGCCATGATTCTTCTCCTTGTTGTTTGGTATTTAGATTATCAGCGGTGAGGGCCATAGGCCCTCACCGCCGACATCTCATCTGAACCTAGATTCAGGAAATTGCACCACCGAGGGTGTTGAGGATCACGCGGCTCTCGTGAGTGATGACTCCGAAGCCCCAGATCGCGTACCACGCCAGACCGTGCTCACGACCGAAGTCAATGACACCACCGTCACGGAGTTCAACCGGGAGGGCGATGGCGTGACCGAAGGCGTTGTCACCGATCATGATGGCGTTGTAGGCGTCAGCGTTCTCTTGGAAGCCAGCGGCCGAAGCCGAGTCAAGGGTCGCGCCGAGGTCGTACAGCGACGAGGAAGCCGCGGTGGCGTCCAAGCCCTTCTTGACCTGCGTGGTCTCAATGAACACCACATCGTACAGACGGCCGATTTCACCGAGCATGAAGTTGCCGGGGGCGGCGTACTTCGTGACTTCAATGAACTCCGGCCAGTCACGGAGCGAGCGGCTCTGCGACGGGTGAACGAAGCACACATAGGTGTCGCCCAGACGCGGGATGTTCTGACCAGCGAGCACCTCCACGGCGTCCTTGATGGAAGCCGGGCTGAGGTAGCCGGGGGCCGAGGCGGTGCCGAGGGTACCGGCATCGTAAGGGCTGATGGCGCCACGAGCCGAGGCCGCGGTGCGACCGAACACGACGCTCGGGGCCACAGCCGACCCGCCGCCGAACGGCACGCCAGCCTTGTACAGGGTGTTACGAGCCTGAATGTCCATGCTCTGAGCCATGTGACGGCCGAGGAGGCGCGACGACGAGGCCATAACGTCGTCAAACGACGCATTGAGCAGGAGTTCAGTCACGGCGACAGCCTGACCATGCTCAGACACGGTGATCTGAATCTGGCTAGCCGACAGCGAGGTGGGCTCCATGCGAACACCTTCGGTAAGGGTCGCACCCGAGTCCTCGTTGACGCTGAGGTTGTTGTAGCGCATGAAGTTGATGGTCAGACCGGGCATAACGCCGAGTTCGGTCTTCTTCACGGCGAACTGCTCAAAGCGAAGCACGGGCATCGCCTGAAACAGAATCTCCTTGGACCAGATTTGCTGGATTGCGGGCGAGAGGGTCGCGTCGCTGGAGTAACCGGTCGTGGTGATGGAACCAAGACCTGCTCCGGTGATCGCACCCCCTACAGGGGCGGGAAGGGCCATTTGAATATCCTCCGGGATAGGTTGTTGTTGGGTTTTTGGTTAGAAGCGCCCTCGGGGGGACCGAGCCGCTTGCATGAGCCGTTCACGCATTTTCATGTACTGATCCATCGGCATTTGGCGGATGTCATCCGCCGACAGCGTCTGGTATTCCGATTGGTTTTCCATTGGCCCAGTCGGGGGCGCAGTTACCTGCGGTCCCCGCAGACGGCTTTGGGAAGTCGCCTGTTGGATTGATTCAATTATAGCATTACTGCGCTCACGGAGTACAGCAATACTATTATCAATATCTTCTTCACTATTTCCCGAAATAAGGTCACGAAGTTCGGGGATAATAGTCTCTTGCTCCTCCGCCATACGACGCTGGCGGTAAGACTCAATCTGCTGGATGCGCCGCTCCTTCTCAAGGAGGGCCTCCTGCGCCTGACGCTGGCGCTCAATTTCTTCAAACTTGCTCCGCCATTCCTGCTCCACCTGATTGATGCGCTGGTTGAACTCGTCCTCACGCTTGGAGAGAAGTTCCTTGGCGCTCAATTCCTCGGCTTCACGCTGACGGAGAATCTCCGCCTCGGCGCGGGCTCGTTCTGCGGCCTCTTGGCGGGCCGCTTCGCGCTCCTGAGAGATGACAGACAACTGCTCCTCAAGGGTACGGACACGACCGTCAGCGTCTTCAACACGCTTATACAGTTTGTCCTTCTCCTGACGGCGAATTGCTTCAACCTCGGATTCGGTGAAAACACGACCTTCCGGGCGAGCCGTGGGTGTTTCCTGAGTGTCGTTGGATACCGGGATCACGATCCCGTCACCGTCCTGAATATTCATTTCTTTTACCTCTTGCTTGTTGGGCTTTTACTGACTGATTTGGGATAACGGTTTTATTCTTCGTCTGGCAAACGGCGCTGGGCGAACCTTGCTCCGTATGCCCTTTGGATTATGTTGTTAATCATCTGTCCTTCGGCGTCACCGATGGCTGGTACTCCCGGGAGAGGACCACCACCTGCTTCACCTCCCGCAGATACTACACTACTTTCTCCCTCTTGTCCGGGAATAATACCTGTAGTTAGCATTACGGCTTGCTGAATCTGAGCACGCAACATATCTAGCGCACCCTGATCAAGAGCATCATCACGCAATTCCTCAAAGATTTCAAGCATTTTCTCGTTCGGGAACTCTTCCCCAAGAATCTTGAGAGCACCGCGCTTGGACTCCAAGCCAAGCGACAACTTGGCCTGTACTTCGTTAAGTTTGATAAGGACATCCACCGGAAGCGGCTCCGGCCAGTGGATTTGCGTCTGGTACACCACGGGGTCGGCGGGGTCAAGAGCCAGCGCTTGATCGGGCTCGGGAGGTGCCGCCACCCCGGGATTAAACTGGAGCATTTGGGGCTCAAATACCGCGCATGTACGGATGATGATCTCATTAACCTTCTCCAGACCCTTCGTAAAGTGAATCTTCTTCTGGTTATAGCGATTCATCATGGGCTGGTATTGGATGGCCAAGGCAACGCCAGAGGTGTTAGACACGGGTTGGAATTGCCCCAATGCAGTCTCAGGCACACCAGTGATCTCGTGCATAGCCCGCTTAATGAACTGGATGTACTCCAGAGCGCCAGCCATCTCGCCACGGGACTCCAAGTTGTACACCGAGGCATCCTTGGGTAGACCGGCCCAGACCTTCTTAGGGCCACGCTCCAACT